GTCAGAACGTCGGTCTTAGCACGAGTATCGAACTCAAGACCCTCACGGTACAGGCTCTTTGCACCCATGTCGTCGTTGACAGAAGTCTTGTCAGATGACATGATGTAAGACGCACCGTAGTTGTAGTTGTTCTGTGGCATGTTGGTCTCCCTATGGAATACGGGTTGCGAAGCCTTCTTCTACTTGACGTTCGATGGGAGCGACGGCTTCTTCACGCTCCTGTCGGCGTTGGATGAACGGGATGTCAACATCTTCCATGACAACCTGTTCCATTTCTTTTTGACGTTGTTCCTGCAGGGAACCGGGTCCGGTGAGTGCAGAACCCTCACCAGCGGGGGTTGCTTGCATAATCAACGGAACAGCAGCGGCAGGACCTGCGGGAAGCCCCACGGCTTTCCCCGCAAGTTCTGCGGCGGTTTCAGCAGCAAACGCTGCAGGTTCTTCGATAATCTGGCGGGCTGTTTCAACCCCGATGGCTGCACCCACGGCTTTGGCTGTTTTCTTACCAAAGTTAGCAAGGACATCAGACCAGTTAATCCCACGAGAACGCAGGTCTTCTTCGAGGTCTGGGGCAATGTCCTTGGCTGTTTGTGCTAGGGTTGGTTCTTTAACCTCTTCTTGAACCGGAAGGTCAAAGTACCCCTCGTAACCAGCCGTTTGGGTGGTGATACGAACTTCTGGCATTGGAACCTTGCTCTTAATGTCAAATCCGGCTTCTTGAGCGGCTTCTGACCAGTACGTGGCGAATTTACCAGCCTGTTCGCGGTCAAACTCACCTACAGCACCGGGGAATGGTGTTTGATAGGTAGCCAGTTCGCCAGAGCCTGTAGAAGCAGCCTTGAGGCTTCTGCCTTGTAGATACGCTAGTCTATCCTGTGAAATACCAATACTGTGGCCTATGGTTGCGTGGACGTTACGCAGAAGAGCCGAACCTTTTTTGCCCGTGAAGTTTTCAGGAGCCAATGTGTCAAAATACTTCTGGGAAGCCGAATCAAAAGCAACGTCCGGAACCTTCACCTTTTTGAGCAGGTCAGTCATGTCCTGAGACGTAACCGCCTTGCCGTTTGGTTTCGTAAAAAATGCACCCTTTGCGCCTTGACTTAGGCGGTCTTGTAGGATAGAGTCTGCAATCGGGTTCAAGGGAATGTTTACAGCACGTCCTTTTGCACCCTTGGTTTCAGCAGAGACATAGATAGCCCCTGTGTCCGGTTTGTAACTCGATACCTCTAACCCGGCAACAGCATTAGGACGAAGACCCGTGTTTAAATTAAAGATAATAGCCTGTGCAACAGGACGCATCTCTGGGTCATCCAAGTACGATGCAATTCCCGCGAACAGTTGGGACATCTTCTTTTTGTCAGGATTAATCGAGACCTCAGACACGGCCTTTGCTGGTTCAGCACGACCGAAGATTCGTTTATTTAAGTCTGTGTTTGGTCTTTCGTCTGGAAGCAGTTTGTATTCTGGGGTATCAGGACCAACAGAACTTTTCAAAGTCAAGCCAACCTGTCTTAGGTTCTGCATTGCGGACTTAACTGTCGAGGTATCTTCCGACTCTTTGAATGTTTTAGAAAGTAAAGTATTGCCTTCAGCGTCTTTTTCAAACAGACGCATAGCCGAACCCGGTTCGTCAGCAATGTCTTTGAAATACTGGAGTGCCGACGTGACGAATGTATTACCACGCTTAGATTTCTCAGCGTAGGTTTCGGCAACCTCGCGAAGGGTTGCGGTTTTGGGGTCTAGGTCAGCCATCTAGTATCCAAAGGTCGCATCGAAGGGTTGGAACGCTTGGTCCTTGATGCCTTGAAGTTGTTTATGAATTGAAGTGTAACCAGAGGTTCGCGTCATAACCATATACCGCAACGCATCGTAGGCATGGTCCTCTGCCTTGGTGTCTACATCTTCACTGTTGGTTTTGGAGAGAGGTATGCCCGACAGTTGTGCGGTGATATGCTTACAGTTGGAAAATATTCGTAGACGTGGTTCGTTGGAGTACGGGTCGTCGGCAAGCCGCCTGTGAATTTCCATTTTACCTTGGAGACGGTTGCGGTCTGAGGGAATCCAACGTACCCCGGCCCGCATCATTGTTTCAGCGATAGACGGACCAAAACCTGTCTTGTTCCAACATGAGGCGTCCAAGACCGTGTAATGTGGTTCAGGGTCTAACTCCTCACATTCTAATATTTTATCAGCCAATTGTTCTGCTGTCAAGTGTTTTGCGTAAAGTTCGCGATAAACCCAAATATTGTTGTCCCAGTCGATTGCACCCCACAGGACACACGACGGGCTGGAGTAACCGTAGTCGGCTGCACGGATGCGAGGCCAGTTCGTGGGAAGTTCGAACGGTTCGACAATATGACGCACTCTTGAAAACTCGGGGAAGGCTGCTCCCTCTGCCACGTCCCAATCCCCTTCGAGAAGCCGTCTACGCTCGACTTCTGGGAGCGACCTCAACATGGCCTCGTATTGACCATCTGCCATGAGGTAGGGATTGTCGGTCAACCGTGCCGGAACGAATTTGCGGTAGAACAGCGGTTGCCCTGCTTTAGGATGACCATCAGGCCATAAGAATGGTTTGCCCGTCTCTGGGTCGGATGCTGGAAACGCCTTGTTCTCCTCGTGGGGGTCGATGTACATCTTCTTGACCCACCAGCCACCAACTCCACCGGGGTTAGCCGTGCATCGCATACAGAGATTTTTTTGAAGTTCGGGGTCCGTGGAACGTAAGCGTGAACGCAAATAATCCCAGACGTAACTGCTGGGATATTGGGTAATTTCGTCGACACCAATCCAGTTGAAAGCCTGACCTTGGAAACGGGTTACGTCCTTGTCACGGTCGAGGTAGGTAAACCAGATGGTTGCCCCAGAGGGAAAGTGCCACGTGGACTTCGATTCGCGGAAGGTTGCGCCGGGAAAGGCTTTGGTGTAGAGTTGCCGGGATTTATCGATGAGTTCGGTTAACTCATCCAGAGTACGCCTAAGAAGAAGCCCGCGATGATTAGGGTTGTGACAATACCTAAGAGGGTCAGCCAAGAGTGCAAAAGATTTACCCCCTCCAGCGGCTCCTCCGTAGAGCACATCTTGCTCAGGTGCAGACAGAAACTCTTCCTGAGGTCCCGGATTCGGTCTAAATATGACTGGAGTGTCGTCAATGAGGTCTGCAACTGCTGGTGGTAAGTCTTGCAAGTCTCCTTGGTCGATAACACGAGATTTTTCACCTTTGAGAGCATCTTCTATCTTTCCTGCTGCTTCTTTTAGGCGTTTGACCTTCTGCCTTTTGGTCTGCACCTTCTGTTCTTGTGTTTTTGCCGACTTCTGGGCGTTCTTCAGTTTCATTCGAACGCTACGGCGGGCACGTTCCTTGGCAGACGTGCGATATTCAGCCTTAGGAGCGTTGGGGTCCTTCTTGGGACGTCCACGACCACGGGGCTGGGCTAGGGTTTCGGGGCTGGGGGGCACTAGGGTGCGTTTACGAGGCAAGGTTACTTCTCTGCGCTACCTGCAGCCGAACGCCCTTTGGGAGAGTTTACTTTCTTAACAACGTCGAGGGTGATTCTATCATAAGGGTCGTACTTGCTACTGATAGCCCCTGTCATGTTTGCTTCGTTTAAGTCATTTAAGTAGCCAGCAACCTGCTCATCAGTCAGATTGTCTTTATTCAAAAGTGCATCTTCTGCAATCCGTGCTCTAGCACCTAGCATTTTATTTTTTTGATATTTTTGCTCAGCCATGTTCTCAACCTTTCTCAGAACTTGATGCGGCCCTACGACCTCTGTGAACTCTGCCACCGTGGGCAAATCCTGCTGGGTTTTCTTTCTTTTGTTGCTTAAGAGTTTTTTCTCGTCCTGCACTGTCTTTTTGCACCACATTCAGGTCATCATACTCTCCAGACGCAACACCCAGTTCAGAAAGAATCCTATTTCGGATGGTATTATCTGAATATTTTTCATCGTCAGGATAATACTTTTGCAAGTTTTTTAAGATAGCAACACTGCCCTGTTGTTTGAAATTTAACTTATCAAAAAGAGGCGTTATTTTTTTTAGAGCACCTCTGTGTTTTTTAATATACGATGCCCTGTCTTCCGTATCCTCCACAGTAGACTGTTTAGGCGTTTTTGATTTTGGATTAGCCATCGATGATTACCTCTTTCTTGGGGGGCAGCAGGACAACACCGTGAATTGCCTGTACGTTGTGGTTCATGGTCTCTTGTTTGCCCAAACCAACCCGATTTAAGATGGCTTCGGCTGCTTTCATGCGGAGTTCGTCGGCTCGTTCGATGTCGTGGCTATCAACGAGGCTAACTATCTTGTTCGCGGCCCGTAGGGAGTGCCCTGCAAGCATGGTACGGGTACGCTCCACAATCTCATCCGCCAACTTGTCCTTGAGCCAAGCCGTCGAACCCTTGGAATAGCCCACGGCTTCGGCTGCAGCGGATAGATTGCCGCCGTTTTCGAACAAGACGTCGAGAAATGCTTCCTGCTTTTCAGTTAAAGCAGGTTTTTTAGTGTTGTTTTGTGGTAAGAGGTTCATTTATACGCCGGGATTAAATACACACTTGAAATACAGGTTGTGTTTGAAGGGTATTGTGGGAGATACGGAGAATACCATCTGGTCTATGCGGATGCGACAGAGTTCTTCTGTCTTGTACGGCCCCCAAGTATCGATGAACTCGATGCAATTGGGGTTGTCTCCGGTTGGTTCCGTGGTTCCTAGCGAACAAACCAAGAGGAATGCCGCGAACATGGGGGGTTTTTTCCTTTTCTAACAGGGTAGTATAGGCCCGATTTCCTGCCCTGTCAACCCTGTGAACCCAAAAAAATTTCGGGTAGGGGTGTTTTTTGAAAAAACCTGTTGACAAATCGGGTGGGGGGTGTATACTAGGACTTACTCCTGCCGGGGTTAAACCCCCAGTACCCCCCGGCTCCCCTCAGGCTCCCTAAAGAGTTCGCGGGAAAGCCCGCAGGTCTCCTCCCATCACCCCTAAAGTGCCCCTCCTTGGTCCACAGCAGCCCGCTGGTGGGCCTTTTTCTTTTCCCGGGGTCCCTTAGGGGTTCGCGGGAATACCATACAGGTAACCCTGAAAACCAAAAAATATGTTGGGATTGCATA